GTTGAACCTGAACAAATGGAATTATTCCAAGAAGGTGTAAGATTTGAAGGAGAAGCAGATACTTCAGAAAAAATCAAACTACAGAAGTCCGTAGAAGAGGTAGAAGAACTGGTAAGGCAGACACCTAGGGGCGGAGTACCCTATTACAGTTTAAATGCCTCAGATACCGCTATAGACGCTGCATTAGAGTTTAATAAAGACCTTTCATCAAAATCTCCTAGCGATATACCGCTTTGGTCTGCACCTAGTTTAGATGGTGTAGATGCTGATCTTGTTGAAGGCATTGAAAGAACAGGCGGTAAAGGAAGACCTGTAGAAAAGTCTTGGGGTGCTAGAATGATAGAGGTTGCTAAAGACCCCATTAAATCTATTAGCAATTACTTTGGAAAATTTAGAGAAAACTTTGTAGATAAGTTAGACGCTATTGATAAAGCAATAGTAAGAGCTATATCTGAGAATGAAGAAGTAAGACAAGCTAATAATACAGCAGATACTGCAACTATGGCTGCACTAAGATTAGCCGATAGAGCCAGAGGTTTATTTCAACAGATGCTTACTAAGGGCACTATAAACAGTCGTATAGAAGGAGAAGACTCTTTAGCTAATGTTATTAAGGGTGAAGACGGAGGGCTAATAGAAATACTATCCCCTCTTTATTCAAGACCTGAACTAGATTTAGAAAGAATATTCAAGTTTTATGGATCACTTAAAAGAACAGAAACATTTGATAAAAATGGTAGATTAGTTGCCTCGCCTATTACAGAAGCTGATCTAGCCCTTATTGATAAAATAGAAACTCAATATCCTGAAGTTAAAGATGTCTTTGATGCCTATCAGCGATGGAATAATGAATTAATTACATTCGCAGAAGAAAAAGGTTTGTTAAGTAAATTCAAATCTAACAACCAAATAATAGAAGAGTTAATCGAAAAATTAGATAAGGGTGAAATAACTATAGACCCTGAACAAATAAAAAATCTTATTGCACTATCAGAAGCAAATAATGGATTAAGTGTAGAAGAAATAGTTAGAGTAGGAAACCAATATGGTATAGATACAAGAGGGCAAGCAGAAATCTGGAGACAACAATCTTCTTACTATCCTTTTTATAGAGATATGGTAGACGATTCTGGCATTAAAGCACCTGTTATAGCGGGTGGTGCATTACCAAATAATCCTTTAAGTATCAAACTAGAAGGCTCTGAAGATATACTAGATGTAAACCCCTTAGAAGCTATAACAAGAAACTCATTATCTATTCTTACCGCTTCATTAAAAAATGATGGACTATCAAAATTAATAAGAGATTTAGAAATAGTTGGAGAAGCCAGACCAATTTCGGCTGAAAATGCAGGAAAAGTTGATTCTATATTTGTTTTTAGAGAAGGAATTAAATACCACTATCAAGTTGATAGGAATTTAGTTGAAGGAATACAAGGTATAGGCGGTGTGGGAACTGGACCAATACAAAAAGCTTTAGCTTTACCAGCCTCATTACTAAGAGATACAGTTACTCGTGATCCTGGATTTGTTGTTGTAAACATACTTAGAGATACATTGTCTTCTGCTGTTACTAGTGGTGCAGATTTTGTGCCAGTAAAAGATTCTATTGTTAATATGTTTAGAGACATGGAAGACCTAGAACAGTTTGGTGTTTTAGGTGGTTATGATTTTTCTAATGATGAAGGCAGTATCAAGCAGTACGTTGATCGTACTATGAGACAGCAAGGACTAACACCCAGTAATGGTATGTCCGCTAAAAATGCTTTCTTTAAATTATGGGATGGTCTAGGAGCTTTAACAACTAAATCAGACGGAGCAACTCGTCTAGCAGTATATGACGCAGTTTATAAGAAACTAAAAGATCAAGGATATACAGAAGCACAAGCACAATCTGAAGCAGCCTACCAAGGTTTAGAAATAATTAACTTCGGCAGAAGAGGACAAGACCCTTTATTTAGAGTCATTACATCTGCAATACCTTTCCTAAATGCAAGGATACAAGGTCTTGATGTCTTATATAGATCAGCATCTGGTAAATATTCAGCAGTTGAAAAGCTTCAAGAGAATGAAACATTACAAGATGTTCAGGCAAGAATATTTAGAAAGGCATTATTAAACTCTTCACTACTAACGTCTATCACCCTCTTATATTATTTAATGGTGCATGACACAGATGAATACAGGAATTTAAAAAGAGAAGTAAGAGATGATAACTGGGTAGTTCCAACACCTTTTGATTATTCTCTTAAAATTCCAATACCTTTTGAAGTAGGTATGTTATTCAAAGCTATACCTGAAAGAGTCTTTGATTTAACTTTAGGTGATGATGCGTTTAGTCAGAAGTCAGTTGATGAACTATTGACCTCAACAGGTCGTCAATTGGAAACATCTTTAAACCTTCCATTCATTCAACCTGGAGGTGGCTTCCAAATAATTAAGCCTCTAGCTGAAGCAATAAACAATAGGAATAGTTACACAGGACAAGACATTGTTCCTTACTATCAATTAAAAAGAGAGCCAGCATATCAGACAAGAGCATCAACCAACCAATTAGCAAAAGAAATCGGAGAATTATTCAATATATCTCCCGCTAAAATAGAACACGTTTTAAGGGGTTATACGGGTACTTTAGGCGGATATGTGCTCGCACTATCAGATACGCTAACTCGTGGCGCTACGGGCGAGCCTTTGCTTCCTAACAATGTTAATTTAGCTAAACAGTTACCTGTTGTTAATAGACTGCTTTTAGACACGGAAAAGGCGGGAGGACTGCAACAACAATTCTACGAACTCAGAGGAGAGGTAGATAGAGCCGTAGCTACTATAAATTCATTAAAGAATGATAAGAGGTTTGACGAACTATCAGCCTATAGAAGCAATATGAAAGGTGTCATAGGAGTTAAAGGACAGATCAGAGCCTTAGAAAGATACTTGGATAATTGGAGAAAGAGAAGAGACAGGCTAATGAGAAACGAGAACATATCAGTTATAGCTAAATCTGATAAGCTTAGAGAAATGGAACTAGAAAGGGATAGAAGACTAGCTTTCGTGCCTGAACTTAGGAAGAAGGCTAACATTCCAGTCTTCAGCCTGAACCTTTAATTCATCTATAAGCTTCTCTTCCTTCAACTGTTTCAGTCTAAAGAAGTCTTTGTGTTCAGGATAACGAGCATGGAATAAACGGGCATAGAAGCCTATATAGTCATTACTTATCTTGAACTCCCCTCCGTTGGTTTCTATCTCCCTATTCCACCTTATACGATTGATTATTGCCCAATGAGAGTAATGCTTTCTTCCTGTGGCGATTGCCTCTAAAGTATACTCTTCAAACTTCTTCCACACTTGAGGGTTTTCTTTGTGCCATTCCCACCAAGCCTCCTTCCTTTCTTGCAAGTCATCTTGCAACTGTTCAACTAATTTCATAACTCCTCCAGATTTCTATTAACCAGTAAATATTATTTTTCTGGGATGGTAAGAATTTCCAACAAACATCTCGGATTATCTTTATCCACCCCCCCAAATTTATAAAACACTTCTTTGATTTGTTCAAAGCTATCATCTTCTAGTATCTCTGCCTTCACCAAAGCATCACAAGTAAACTTGTCTATGATTGAACAGGGATTACTGATGTCTAATCTTCTATTACTTCTAGCGTAATAGGTAAATACCAACTTCACAGGCTCGGTAAACCTCGGATAATCTTTAATTCTTTCTACTAATTGTTCTGAGTAAAGTCTCTTTGATATAGACAACACTCGGTAATGTGCGTTGCGGTAGTTATTCAAGTTAAGTATGAACTTCTTTTTCTTTGAGTAGTAGACTTCTAATGGTAGATCAATTTGCACAGTAAATTCCTATGACTGGTAAATATTTATGAGTTAGCTGCGTCACCTTTTTTTATTTCTCAATAAATACCAAAAACTTTTCATCATCTATTTTAACCATTGCCACAACATCCTTACCCTTAAACTTTCTTTCTGCACCTGTAAAAGACTTAGCCTTCACTTCGGTTGCCTCAATTACCAACTGTTCATCTGTGCTATCAAACGTAATTGATTTAAGTCTCATTTAGTATTTCCTTTACTTGTTCCAATAACTCTAGTTCAGTTCCATATCTCCTCTCAAACTCTTTCTTCCAAGGATGCCTACTCACCCACAAGCCATTAAATGTTCCTTCTCTATGATGCTGATAACATAAAGGCAAAACCTTGAAGTGTGCGTTCTCCTTAGTCTTGCCTTCTATATGGTGTATATCACAAGGCACAAAGTCGTTACCCTGATTCTTACAAACAATGCACCCCAATTGACTAACCTTGTCCATATGCCTTTTCTCTTTAGCAGTAGGGTTTCTTCCTTTCATAAATTTAGAGTTTCACCGCTAACAAAATAAAGATGCCTAATAAGATTAGGCACACAATGAGCATAAGTATTGAAAGAATTGTATGATACCAAACCCACCTAGCTTGATATATTTCTTTCTCTGTGTCGTTATCTGCTCTTTTTTCTATGAATTTATCTATCCAGTTCATTTTGTTTTTCCTGAGTTTGCTCTACTTCAACAAATTTTTTGTTTTTATTAAATCTTGTTCATTATCAAATGTAATAACACATGTTGCGCAATAAGAACTTTTAAAAACAGCAGTTGTTGTAGTATGTTGTGTAAGTAAGTGCATTTGAGAGCCACGCACAGTTAGAGAATATTTATCTTTCTTATCACTCATGCACCATACCTTGCTTGTTCTTTCCTAGCTGATACTTGTTTAGTTCTCCACTCCTCAAAACCTACCTCTAATCCTTTCAGATTCACCTTTAGAGCAGATAAAGTTCCTTTTGCTACACCTACCCTCAATCTAGCTTGATATAACTCCTCAGAAGCTTCTGCGTAGGTTTCCTGTGCTGATGTTGTTTTAATGCCCTCACCTAAAGCTTTTAGCTTTAACTGTGCTTGTAGTTTCTTTACTTCAGCTTCGCATTTATAGACTTGATACTCGGTCTTCTCCATTGTCGGAGCAAGACTCCTGATTTGGTGCATCCAATTCTCTTGTTGTTCCATGTTGATTTTCCTGTGACTGGTTAATATTTTTTTTGCTGATGGTAGCAGGATCAGAGTTTCTGAATATGCGATCAAAGTTTTCTTGAAACTTATTTATATCTTTTGTCCTGTCTCTACTGCCTTTACTCATTTGCCTTTTAATATACCTTGTAGTGCTTCCTTAACAGACTTTCTTCCGTACTGCTCACTAAAGATTCTTTTGCCTATAGTTATAGAATGTGGTTCTTCATTGCTATCTCTTTTCTCTTTTGAGTTCATTCCATACCACCTATTAAAATTATCTTCGTAAGATGACTTGTCGTCATAATTAAATATTTCGCTCATTTCTCCCCCCTTATTTCTACAATTTCATCAACTATTCTTTTGAGTTTGCCAAATGTATTGTGCAATTCATTAGAATAGCTATCAGAATTAACAGAAAATCCATTATCTGAAGCGTTAGATTCATGTTCAATACAGTAATCTAAGCGATCAACAACTTCTTTTATTTTTACTTTGATATCCTCTAGCCTACACTCAGGACACCCATACCCTTTTAAATGTTCGTCAGGGGTACATAAGAAGTCACCATGTTGAGGACACCCAATCGTTGTGTCCTCATCCATGATTACATACTTGTCGCTAAAATGGGATGTCGTCATCACTCAACTCAGGCTTTGATTCCTCAACAACAGGCGGTGTAGGTTCAGCCTTTTTTTGTTGTTGTGGTATGTCCAAACGAGCATACTTATACTCGTTACCATTCTTAGAAGTTCTATCCCAAAGGGCAACACGCATCTCTGCTTCTTCCCCACCTTTTACTTTCTCCACTAAAGCCTTGAGCAGATTCTTATCTAAAGCTACCTTGCCTGTCCAATCAGGTTGCTTATCGTTCTGCTTATAGTTATTAGTGTAGATTGCTCCGTCACTCTGCATTCTCTCTTCCATTACTTCACCTCCTCAGATGATTCTTTTTGTTTTAAATTTTCAACGTGCTGAACGGAAAAAGCATCAAGCCTTTTCTTTTGATCTGCGAATTTATCTTTCAACACTCCTATTTGTTCAGGGTTAGCTTTGTATAAACCCGCAACTTCTTCTTGTGAATTACATACGGCTAACGTCTTCACAAACCCTTCAACAAATGCTTCTGCCCATTTCTCGTTATAGACGAAATCGTCTTTAACTTCTTCAACAGATTCTTCCTTCTTAGGTTCTTCCTTTACAGGAGTCTTTTTAGGAACAGGCTTCTTACCAACAGGCTTTTCTTCCTTAGCTTCTCCGTCAGGTAAATCCTCTCCCGCATATATATAGTGACCAAGACCCCACATACCTAAACATTTAGTAAGACACCTCATTTTAGAAGTGTTTACTTGAAATGAATTAGGATTGATTACAGGTTGGTTCTTGTGGTTCATTATTGGTAGCCACATTTCCCTAACTAGATCACCAATAGAAACTCTGCACCTAACTTCGCACGTTCCGTCAGGCAATGCTACAAAAGGCACATGGTTATCATCTTCATAGAAACTATACTTAGCTTCAGGATAATGCTCCATTAATACACCCCATGCCCATGCCCAAGAAAGATAAGTTAAGTTCATCTTCTTTTCTGTATGCTCAGATACATCTACCTTAGATAGAGTATCCCATACATCTTTATACGTTAAATCAGCCATTAGGCTACCTCCTTATTTTTAGTTAATTGTTTATATTTATTTTCAAACTCAGGCATCAAATCACATTCAGGCAAATGCTTAGTCATAATCATGGCATCTGTCATAGATAATCTTTTCATTGTCTGTACTCTGTGAAGGTTAATGCCTCCCCAATAAGCATTTTGATCTTCATCCCAATCAAGATCAGATGAACAGGCATACCCAAGAATAACTTGATCTTCTAAATCCTCTTCGTTATCAAATTTAATCTTAGAAAAGTATGTCTCCAAGTCAGGACAGATAATACAGAATCTATCTATGTATTCTTCATCACCATTCCTTGTCCAAGTCTCAATATAGTAAGTGCATCTAGGTATCATTAGTCACCCCCCATATCAATAATCAAATGGTCTTTCATCCATTCTTTGCTTATCCCTTCCTCAGCTAGCTTATCTTTCATGCGATTTTCATATCGCTTGGGCATAGCTTCCTTTCTTTTCCCTTTAACCTTATGATTCATACTTTCTCCTTATGAAATTGGTTACAAAATTCAGCCACAGGACAATAGCCGTTACATCTAATCGGTTCTCCTTTCAGAAAATCAATAGACAAACTAGCTTCGTCACTATGACCACTCACATACTCTTCAGCTAACTCTTGTGTCTCCAATACACGCAAGGCAGATTTCCTACCTTTCTTCATTACCCTATAAGTATCTTTCCTTCTCCATTGTTCAGCAGAAGTACAAGGAGGTAACTCCTTGCTGATTAGATAATCAGCTTCCGCTTCCTGATGAATTGAAACTCTTTCTTTTATGAATTCTTGTTGTTCTTCTTCACTCCATTTTGGTATGTTAATCACACTCACAGGTGCAATCGGATAGTCTCCCCCACTCCGTTGTAACTGATTTTTGCTCCAGTCTCGGTTGATTGTAATAATATTTAACTGGTTAATAGTTTTTTCGGGATAGTTTTGGCGGAATAGCCAATCATAGATATTCAACTGTTGCTCCCATTCTTCCTTGCCTTCTTTCAAAGCGTTCATTACTGTCCAACTGCTAGTAACTTTATAGTCTTTAAGTATCTTGTCGTCTACAGATATTGAGTCTGTCTGCCCTGATATAGTCCACCCACCTACAGTCGCATACATTCTTTCCTCTGTAATCGTATCTTTATACCCTTCGTTGGCTCTCTCTAATATGGTGTGAACACTCTGTCCTAAAAGTTTCCATATCTCGTCTGAAACATCCACACTAATATCTTCGTGGTGTTCTTCCTCTAGTATGCGTATCTGTGGAGGTCTTAATAAACCTGTGGCAGTAATGACAGACTCCCCTTTAGTGTAGCTATCATTGTGTAATGCTCTGATAACTTCTATAGGTATATTGTTGACGTTAGTGTATTTCAATCTACATTCTCCATATACCTACTCCGTCTTCCATTTGGCGGACTGTAAACTTTGTATGTGGATTGTTGTGCCTGTATCTAAGCACAAAGTTTCTTATAATTTTAACTTCTTGTGCTATCTTCGTTTTAGGTAATTCAATTAATATATGATCGCCCTTCTTCATTGTGTCTAAAGGGATATCATATTTCCTAGGTTTACCTCTCCCTATTGGTAAGGGAACACCTTCTTTTATTTCAAATTCCATACTTTTCTCCTAAATTAAAGTAATAATTATGACTCGTTTCTAGCTTCTTAGGTGAGTCACTCCTTCAATGAAGGTAAAAAAATAAATTAAACCCTTGGCTATATACCTTATATCTTTACCCCTTTTATTGTTTGTTCACAGGATAAAACAATAATTGCTTCTCTTCCTTAGTTCCATGCTTCCAAATAGTTTTTGCTATCCTTCTTACCATTGTCTGTACTGCGGGAATCTTTAGGTCTTCTTCTTTAGTGTCGTGGTTAGCAGATATATAAGGTTGTTGCTGACATATTTGAGCAATTGTCTTTTCCTGATCTCTCCACATATCTAATGCTTGCATCCCTTGTGCCTGATAAAAACCATTCTTCCATTTCTTTTTATACATAGGGTCTGCTATTGCCTTAGTTCCTATTAAAGCTAATCCAAGTAACTCTAAGTCTTGGTATCTATAACTTCCATAATGACCCCAGGTAATTTTGTCTTCGTCTTTGTGTTGCTCTTCTACTTTATTTTCGTAGGGATTGTTTTGTGGAATTAATATAGGATTGTTATGTTCCTTCTTAATTATGTTATTGAGATTTACTTTCTTTGTGACTATCACTTCTTCTTCTATAGAAGCTTGAGGATGAAACACCCAAAGAGGGTCTTCCTCTATAGTGATCTGCTCTTTAGCAACTAGGTTATTACTATCAAAGTCTCTCATAATAATAGCCTTTCCTATTGAGTCTATAATAGTGCCAATGACAATATAAACTCTGTCTTTCTGCTTCCTACCATGATTGTTGCCTTGGAAGCTTTCTTTTGTCCAAATTTCACCATTCTCTATGGCTCTATTTGATGATGTTTCATGTGAAACATACGGATTTATTTTTTCTTTCTTTACACGCATTTTAACTCCAACTGTTTATGATGTGTATAAGATGATAACATGAGGTCTTGCTAATGTGCAAGTAATGATTTATTATTTGTGCATGGAGAAAAACTTAGCGAAATTAGATTCCCTGATAGTCAAACAAGCTATTAGAGATGTCGCAAGTAAAGACGTTGATACATCTACGAAAGCACTCTCCTACTTTATATCAAAAGATTTTAAAAATCTATGCCAAAGAAATAATTTTGACACAGATAAGATGCTATTGAGTATAAAGGAATTAAACAGTTACCCTTTACTATCTCGAAAAAGATTGTCTAATGAAATAGCCAAGGTTATTGATAGGCAGTTTATTGAGAGGGTATAGTAAGTATATATACTTACTAAGTTTTAATTAATAAGTATCTACTAAGTAGTAAGTATATACATCATGGAGCAATATAAATGGAGAGTCAAGAGAAAGAGGATATAAGAAACCATATTCAACACAATCCCAAGACAAACAATTACGCACACGGACAATACAAAATAACCTGTCCTAATTGTCAAAGAGAAAGAACCAAAAACAAAGGTGACACACCTTTATCAGTTAATATAAATTCAGAAACAATAGTCTATCATTGTCATCATTGTAATATTCAAGGAGCAATGTCTAGAACGCAAGGAGTCAGAATGTCAGTAGTAAAAACAGAAACCAAGAGGAAGCCAATCAAGATGCCACAGAACAACGAGAGGGGTAAGTCAGCAGAATGGTTGAAGGCAAGAGGGATAAGTATTGAAACGGCAGAAGCATCTGGATGTGTTCTGGCAGAAAAAAATAATAAACCAGTCATAGGTTTTACCTTTGCCTCAGAGGGAGAGACAGTTGCAGTTAAGTGGAGATCAGCAAATGGGAGTAAGGATTTTTGGTGGGATAACAACGCTACTAAGTTGTGGGGAAGGCAAGTACACAACGACAGTTTACCTACAATAGAATCAACGATAGTGATTACGGAAGGTGAATTAGACCAACTTGCTATAAAAGAAGCTTTTAAAGACCACAGCAACATAGACGTTTATTCAGTACCCAATGGCGCACCAAATAAACTAACTGATTCTAACAAGATAGACCCCTTGGAAGACGGAAGGTTTAAGTATATATGGGAAGACAGACACCTGTTTGAAGGGGTTGATAGAGTTATACTCGCTACGGATTCAGATGACAATGGTCAGATATTAGCAGACGAGTTATCACGCAGACTGAACAAAGCTAGATGTTACATAGCAGATTACAAAGGTCACAAAGATGCGAATGAATTACTGATAAATACAGATACAGATACAGTCAGAAAGCAAATACTAAACGCAGAGCCAGTTCCCTTACATGGATTAAATAACATTGACTTTTACGCAGATGAATTCCAAAGCTTATACGAAGAGGGTAAACCTAGAGGGGTAAGCACAGGTTTAGATTCAGTAGATAAATTGTTCACATTACAGACAGGTTATCTGAATGTAGTAACAGGATACCCTGGTGACGGAAAGTCTGCATTTATAGATCAAGTAGTGGTAAACGTAGCTAAAAATTATGGTTGGAAAACTTGCTTCTGTTCTTTTGAGAAACCCCCTACGTTACATTCTGTTCAGCTTGCTCAATGTCTTGTCGGTAAGCCTTTCTTTGAGGGTCAGAATCAGAGAATGACACAAGAAGAGAAAGACTTTGCTCAGAGTTGGATAAACGATCACATCTTATTCCAAGACTATCAAGACGGAGGGTTGCCAACGATTGAATCAATACTAGAGAAAGGTGCTAGTGCGGTTATGAGATATGGCATAAGAATTCTAGTGATAGACCCATACAATTTTATACATACAGATCATAAAGGATTAGAGACTGATGCAGTCAGCGATATGCTTACAAAGGTTCAATTGTTCGCAAAGCAACACGATTGTGCAGTCTTTTTTGTCGCTCATCCTACAAAACCCGCAGAACGTGGTAAGAAAACAATAGTCACAGGAGTTGACATAGCTAAGTCAATGGCATGGTTCAGTAAAGCTGATATGGGGTTGACTGTATTCAGAGGTGATAGTAGTGTGACAGTTAATGTATGGAAGGCTAGGTGGGGTTGGTCTGCTCAATGCGGTTCAACAGACCTTACATTTAATCCTGTAAATGGGAGATATGCAGAAGCAGAAGAAATACAAGACGACTACGATTGGGATTTCTAAAGAGGAAGTCCACGTTAATGATGTCGGCAGTCCATATCTGCACAAACATCACGAAGTAGTTATAAGAGTATTTAATAATACTAAAGTTGGTAGAGCGATAGTGCTAGACCAACACCTTATTGACTCTCTATTTCACGAAGATCAAATTGATTCACGACAACATAACGTCTGCGATAAGTATCTAGGAATGATATCTAAATCAGGAAGTTTTCCAGCAACCCCCCAGCTCTCAGAAAGAATATTTACTGGTAATAAGAATACTCAGCCTCTTCCTCGGTCTTGTATGTTGATTGGGGTTCAAAAGAACATTCGAGAGCTATGTGGCAGATCAAAGGAAAGGATTTTTTGGCGAATTATGGTTGATAATCCAAGCAAGATTACCCAAATTGAATTAGAAGTGATTAAGGATTGTGCTAATGCACTTCTTTGTTATTGGTACGTCAGTCCTGAAAGTCCTGTCTCTTTGTTTCAGCAAGCCCTGATAAACCCTTCTCAATACTAACAGTTTCACCTGTAATGCCACTTAAATGAGTTTCTTCATGTTCCTGTTTAGGAGTGTCTTCTTTTAATCCTACAGCTTCTCTTGATTCTTGCAAAAGTTTATTAACTGCAACATTTTTTTCATCAGCGACACTATGTATCATATGTATAATCTGCTTGTTTAAGGAACGACTTTCTTTTTTTGCTAATGCGTGTGCAAGTTCATAAGTTTCTTGCGAGCATCTAATGAATAGACTTTTGCTCATCTTCTATATCCTCGTTTAATTCATCTTCGTAAACTATCACAGGTGATTCTTGTACTTCTGCTATAGCTACACTTTCTCGACCTACCTGATAAAACCTATTCTCTTCTAATTGATGTATGGCTGATTCTAATAGCCACTCATTGGCAGTTATCAAAGGGTCATCTAATAATGAGATAGCAAAACTTAACGCATCCATTTCAGTATTAAAAACCCAAACTAAGTGTACCCACTTAGCACTACTCTTCGTTGAAAAAACATTTTTAGGGTCTGGAATATCTAATTGATATGTGTGTCTTACTACCGCAAACATTCATTCATTATAGGCAAAATGCTATCAAATTGAAAGCGACTGAACACATTGATTGGTAGTGTTACTACTTGCATTACTTGTAGTGTTACCTATTGATGTATTTCCTACACCAGTAGTATTTTGTAACCGCGCAGAGAATATTTACTGGTTATAGATATTTATTCGGTTAATCACGCCTACTGCTGTATTATTACGCCATTTCTCATCTCTTTCCTACACTACCCATTATTAGTGCCTGTTGTATTTGCAATGACTTTCACAAATTTAGACCAAAAAAAAAGGGATAGGTTATCGGACAACCTACCCCTTTACATCTACTAACTAGACATGGAGGTTACTAATTTAGGCTTTCCTAAATCAGTAAAAAAACTATAACTCATTTGATTGCACAATGCAATACTTATCCACAATTTATTCACAGATTTATCCACAGGAATTTACTGGTTAATAAAATATTTTTTACAACCCGCCCAACATCTTGTGTTATTTCTGTCGGTCAGACACTATATCTAGTCTTGCTTTTTTCTATTGACAAAATACCCAAAAACCAACGGGATCACAAAACACAGCAATAGGTCGTCTGTAACCCAATAAAAACTTATGACTGGTAAATATTTATTTATGAATGAACGCTACGGCAAAAACACAGCAGTTGGTATAAAATTTAGACCAAAAAAAAAAGGCAGTAACTACCTAAGTAGCTACCGCCTTTAATTTATTTTCTCCTATTCTTGATTCATGTAAGCTTCGTGACAAACCGCACAACCGCAAGTTTCACCATTAACGTACTCAACATCAGGATTCCCACATACTTCACAAGGATGTATCGTAATAACGAATTTATTCATTTAGATACCTCCTTATCAACCTCTGGTTTATAGTATTCGCACCCTTGCTTTTTAAAAACGCAATAGTGGTCAATCTCTGGGTAATGACTCATACAAGGTTTATCTCTAATATCACTCACTAGACACCTCCAAGATTACTCTGTCACCTTTCAAAGTGAACGTAACAGTATCACCAACATTTGCTTGAGCCTTGATACGTTTAATAGATATTCTTCTATCTGCTCTAGCATTTTTAGTTCTGTAACATTTGATAAATGTTCTAGTTCCGTCTTTAAATTCCGCTTGGAATACATGCCAAGAACCACTCAACATATCATCAAAGAATACATCTTGAGTCTTAACAAATTCTCTAACGCTAGCATTAGCATCAATAATACATTTGTTAAGCATTGTTTTGGTTAATTTAATAACCGCTTTTTTATCACTCATAATTCCTCCATTGTAAAGTAATAGTTAGTAAACTGATTTCGACTCTTTTAAGTCATCATCAGGCAAAATACACATTTTGCGATCAGTTTTAAGGAAAACCACCTCCATAAGTCCAACGTGCGAGCGAAACTGAAGGCGAGTTAACCTAGGACATCTCCTAAATTAACCCACCCTTAGAATCGACTTATCAATAGAAATTAGCAGTATCAACGTAAACCAAATCTCCAAAAGGAAGTTCTTCAGCATATCTGCTTTTTTGGGTTACGCACCACACTACAGGACATTCAGGCTCTTGTTCAGGCTCTACAGTTCCGTATCCGTCTGTAAAGTAAACAAAGGCTTGAACGTCTTCTACGTCATCAGACCACTCATTGAATAAGTGGAAGGGAGGGTCGAAACTAGTTCCACCACCGCCACGAACCTTGAGTTCAAGGTCTTCACCTTGATTAAGTTCGTAGATATCCCACCATTCACCATGCTCATTTTTGACTACTGTATCTGCACAATAGCAAACTCTCACCTTCTCCAAACCGCAGTCTTCTGCCATAGCTTGAATCTCAGATGCGAACTGATTAAGTTCATGTTGAGAAACACTTCCACTAGTATCAACCGCTATCGCAAGTTCTCCTCCTTCAGGATTGCGAACCTTGCTAGGCAAATTGATACCCCTCCAAGAATGACGTTTGTTCAGCCTTGACCACGAATAATCGTTGCAAGTTATAGACTGCAAGAAGTCATTCAGCATTTCTTTCCAAGAAACTACTGCATCCTTCTCTTCATCTATACCACCTTTAACATTAGAAGTGCCGCTTCCAAATTGCTCTAGCTTATCAGCTAGGGAAACTGCTCTTTGAATTTCGCCCTTCAATTCTTGAAGTTCTGCTTCATTCAAAGGCTTGCCTTCTTCGTTGGTAGCATCCCAAACTTCACCTATTGCAGTAGGAATAGAATCCAAGTCAATCTCTCCAGTCTCTGAAGAGTCAGAATTTTCATCTACTGGGTCTTCAGAAATATTTCCTTGACCAGTCAATGATTCTTCATCATCCCCTTTAGCTTCATCTGAATCTGAAGAACCCTCACCGCAATCTTGCGAATCTTCAGGCTTGTGTTCTTCATTGTCTTCTTGAATTTGTGCTACTGCTTCAGCCAAGGCATCTTGATCTTTGATAAGGTCTTGATAGACCTTCTCAGCAGTCCAACCTTTATATAGGTATTTAAAAAGACCGCCAGTTGGCAAAGTCATTCCTAAATCATATACAAGGTAAGCATTGATTACATAATCGCAAGCAATGTTCCAAACTTTAGGATGTCTCTTCCCTCTCCTTATCGGATGTTCGTAGACAACGTGAAAAGCTTCGTGGACAAGTACGCCTTGAATTTCTTCTTCAGTAAGACCTTCGACAAAATCAGGAAAGAAGTATATCTTCCTTCCGTCAGTTGCCATAGTGTCACACTTAGAAGAATCGACCTCTACCAAGTCAAGATGTAGGAGCATACTTGCCATACCTACGTTACCTTGCATTAGCTTTGATCTAGCTTTAATGATCTTCTCTAAACTAGTCATCTTTCTTACCTCCAAAGGCACGTTCTAAGAACCCACCTTTAAGTCCGCCAACAGACTGTTCAAGACCTTCAGCTACTTGCTTACGTTTTGACTCTCCTATCTCTGTTTCATCCCTTAAAGAATCAACGGAGTTGATAGAAGCAAGAACGCTTACAAGTTGTTGATGAGCATCAGATATCGCTTGATCGTTGCCTAAGATATCTGAATTAATAGAGGGAAGAGTTTCAACAGCCTGTCTCAATTTCTCGATACTGCTATTGTTGAAAAATCCCTTCTGCTTGTTTTCAGGGTCGTAGGCTTTCAGCTTTTCAGCTAAGTGATCTACTTGCGAAACAAGAGCATCAACAGTAGTAACTAAAATGTTTTTAATGTTGGTGCTTGCTCTGTTTACTGCATCACTCTCTATCCTTTTTCTCAATTCATCAGATACGTTCAATCTGATATCAGAACCAAAAGTTGGTAAGACATCAGTTTCATACTGGAAGATGAATTTATCTCTAAGTCTATCTAAATCCCAATCTTCAGTTGGATAATCTGCTTCGTTAAAAGCATCACCCAACTTAGCCTTGGCATTTGCGATATCTTCAGGAAGTTGCTCGAAAAATCCCTCAACCTCTCTATCCCATATTCTTTGTGCATTGTTTATTTCTGCAATAAGATTATCGAGATTAGAGTTAGGACATAATCGCCAACCACTCCCAACCTTAACTCCCTTTTCGTCTGAAGTATCAGACCAAGGCAAAGTCAAAGGATAGTAAAAATCGTTCCTAAACCCATTGATAATGCTACGGAATTCTTTATTCACGTTGCGACCAAAAATGTGCTTAGAAACACTCAACAGATCAGCATTAGATTTTACTTCTTGTGCTAATCCATTCTTTAAACTCTTATCTGATTTTATTCCGCTAGGGTGTCCTAAAACGACACGAACCAACGTAGCATTCTCAGATAGAGTTGTACTTAAATTTTTATCCATAATTGAACCTCCATTCAGTTAGATAAAGTTATCTGATTTCACTCTTTCGAGATCGTCAGTTGAGATAACACATCTCAATATCAGATAATGTGTAGAGGGGAAAAGAAGATTTACCAGTAAATAATAAATATTCTCTTCCCCATACACGACAGGCTTGGAATCGAACCCGTAGGATTAGACTTCTAGATCAGAATTTTCTACCTTAAATTCTCCATAGGTAGAAGTTTCTTTTAGATCAGGTCTTGCTCCAGTTACAGAACGAACAAAGAAGATTCCAAACTCAGGAGAAGGAAACTTCTTAATGAAGTCAAGAGAGTTCTTGAAGTAGCTAGTGACGTTCTGTTCATTAGCTTCTTTGATGACAGTTACAAGAGCGCAGATAGTTGCATAACAAATACCTCCGCTATCAGGAACTTCAACATCCTTACCTTGAACAATAAGTTCAAGATCAGGCACTTCATTTTTAAGGGAAAGAAAAGACATGAATTCAATTGAAGCAGTCTCCCCAATATCACATTCACAAATTAATTGCTTCAGTTCATCAGGAGGACTTGTCTTCAAAGTGTCAGACAGTCTTGTCCATGCTCTCGGTGAAGGCTGTGGAGTTTTGACTTTTGGGTCAAACTCATTCAACCATTCAGGCTGAAAATTGATGTAACCTAAAACGTCAGGATGAACATCATTCTCAACCGCCCAAGAGAGCCAGTCATCCGCACTATGCTCAAAGTTAATAATTGAGCAACGACCTACGACATGAGAAGGAAGAGCATTACTGCCCGCCCTATCAGAAGATCGGTTTCCCGCGCAAATAATCTTCCACCCTTCAGGTAAGATGTATTCGCCTAGTCTTCTTTCATAAATAATCTGTCCTACAATTGCTTGAACGCTTGGATGCGCTTGTGCATATTCATCAAAGAATAAAACACCCTCACCACCAATAGGAAGATTGCCTAAGAAGGCACGCTTCTGTTGATCGCTGTCATCAATGTAAGGCAGACCGCCAAGGTCTACGGATTCATAGAGGGATAATCTGAAGTCTATCCACCCAAACTGTTTTGCAGTTGGATTAATTTCATCAGATACAATCTCTCTACCATTAGCCAGTTCATCTGCCAGTTGTCTTACAACCGCAGATTTACCAACACCAGTTCCTCCTAAGAGGAAAGGCGAGTTACCGCCATTTAATACAGATTTCATAATCTGCAATGCTTTACTAGGATACATAAGAACCTCCATTCTATTTATCTAGTTAATGTTGCTAGCACCACGCTAGCACCTATACGAACCCAACCATAGTCAAGTTCGTTTCATAGCATTTCAGCTAATCATCAGTAGGCTTTAATAAACAATATTGAATGCTCTAAGAGTTTCAAGTTGTTCTACGTTTAAATCGTAGACTGCAAGAACGCTTATAAGCTTGTCATCACCATAGTCATAAACACCTACAGACTGTTCTGCTTCTTCAAAACCTTCGCAAGGCTCTCCATAGACTTCTTCTAAAAGATCAATGTCTATGTATTTGCCTTCAGGTGCAGAAACAAAACACTCACCATTTAAGTTTGCATAATCTTTCTTATCATAATCTCCAAAGTAAGAATATTCTGTAGATGAATCACCACAACCAATTTCAATTTCAAATTTAACTAAAATCATTTTTCTAACCTCCATTAGTTAGTTATATGCTAGCACCACGCTAGCACCTAGACTAGACCGCAAGCAGTCTAGTTTCGATTGAATCTCACAATCTCATCAGTAGGCTTATCTAGGTATGAAAGGAACAACCTCCAGTTCATAACCTAGGCTTTCGATTACCTCAACGTGATAATCGTTAAAGGTCTTTGATCTCGTCAGCTTTGCTAATTTCTCAGCAGTATCGCAGACAGGATAAAGAAGGTAATTCCCAAAGACATTTTTCCAAACAACTTTGATCTTCATTACGCAACCTCCACCTTAGTGAAATACCATTGATCGGAATCAATAGGCATTTGGATATTATCCATGTAGTCAACAAGATAAGTCTGTCCTTTAATTTTCTTTAAGGACAACATACCTTCAAAGACATCTAGAACCGCATTGATTCTCGCTCTAGTTGTTGGAGTATCCCAACCGCATAAAGTGAATTGAACCAATGTTGAATCCTTTAGGTTTCCTTCAGGTATGATTCTCACAATCTGATTGCCATGCAACCAAACACCTTCACTTGTAACAACAGTATTACCGCCTTTAAAATCCTTAGATTCATAAAGAGCAACCGCACAATTTTTATCTATATTTCTCATAGTTTTCTAACCTCCATAGTTAGTTATTAATTACTGTTTCTGCTTTCGCTTCATCAGGCAAGGTACACACCTTGCGACAGTTGGAGGACTGTCCTCAAAGTTTCAAAATATGTCTCTTTAATCTAACGCTCGAATCAGGTATCTCTCGATAGCTGAACGACATAATCATCCTCTTTGAGTTTCGTGGGTCTTGCTTCTTCAGTTACCTTGCACATAACCTTTACACTCTCCTCACACTAGCCACTTTCTTAGGCGGATTCAGATGCGACCTTCACTATATTTGAACCTTATCGCGTCCTACTTCTAGAACCTTCAATCTCTCTTGAGACTGGCGAAGCTTTTAAAGAGGGTCATCCGTTTGCTCTGTATGGTGACAGTTTAACAGCATTAAGCATCATTGCAACATTATATTAGCTAGCAGAATGAGAGCATACACAAATACTCCTTACTGGTAGATAATAAACTCAGGTAATAGGAGACAAGAACCATGACAGACAAGACAGAGAAACCGAACCTCAAGATCGTGAACAAAGAGACTGATCTAACCATAAAGCAAAGAGCATTTGTAGACGAGATAATAAAGGGGAAGTTGGGAAGCTATAAAGAAGCGTATGCAAAAGTGTATGACGTTACTCTAACCAAGCAAGGCAAGATACCTAAGTGGGTAGAAGTAGAAGCAAGTAAGCTAGTAGCTAACCCTAAGATAGCACTAAGCTTACATAAGGCTATACAAAGGAAAGAGGATAGTTCAGTAGCTTCATCCCTTCGTACAAGGAACTACGTTTTAGAAAGGCTAATGTCGGAGAGCAAAGAAGCAGACAGCGACAGCACAAGAGTCAGGGCATTAGAGTTACTAGGCAAGACAGTATCGCTCTTCAATGACACGATAGAGATAAAGGAAGCAAGGGATAGCGAGACCATAGAAGAAGAGATAGAAGAGAAGATCGTTGCATTGTTAAAGGAAGCAGAAGCAGACCAGTAGGCTCACGCACACACATACGCGCAGATCAGAAGACACCCCTTTTGTTATCAGATCGGAGATTCAGAAGACGACCCCCACCCCCACAGGAGAGAAACAGCTACCTGACTACCATATATACATAGTGATTCACACATTCATAGACTACTTTTTATAGACCCCCCCTATGTTATTGCA